AACGAATTGGATATCGTTTCACATGATACAGAGCTTGAAAAAGACTTATCTACATTCGGCATTGCTTATGAACTGCTTTATCTCGCAAGAGGGAAAGAAGTGAACTCAACTGAAATACGAATTAAATGTATTGATCCAAGAGGAATATTTTTAGTTACAGATGATACCGTGGACAAAAATTCTCTATTTGCTGTACATTACCAACCTGTATTCGACTTACAAGGTGGAATTGACCATTACATCGTAAAATATTATAACGATAACCGTGTTATCACTTATAAAACACAATCGAGAGGGTTCGGAGAGTATTTACTAATTGATGCGAAACAACATTTCTTCAAAAAAGTTCCAGTGATTGAATATCGAAATAACGAGGAAAAACAAGGTGATTTTGAACAGGCCATTTCATTAATTGATGCATATAATCTGCTTGAATCAGATCGTCTGAATGACAAAGAAGCATTTGTGGACGCGATTCTATTTATCCGAGGGTTTACATTACAAGATGGTGACGGTGCGAAGTTAGCGAGCGAAAAAATGCTTCAAACAAGTGCTAAACCATCCGAAGTTGCCGCAGATTATTTAACAAAGGAACTAAATGAAGATGGGGTAAACCTTCTCAGAGAAGCAATCTTGGACGATATTCACAAGGTAACGTATGTCCCTAACATGAACGATGAAAAATTTGCAGGAAATATTAGCGGGGAAGCAATGAAATATAAGTTATTTGGTTTATTACAACTGATGTCCGTTAAGTCACGTTATATGATCAAGGGATTACGTCAACGCCTGCAACTATTCGAAAACATCCTTAAAATTAAAGATTCATCATTAGATACAACAGGTACGAAGATTAAGTTAAAACCTAATTTACCGGTGAACACCAGCGATATCATCAATCAGATTGTAACTGCATACAATGCAGGTATCCTACCGCTAAAAGTATTATTAAGTTGGTTACCAGATATTGATGATGTAGACGAGGTTATTGAGCAACTGAACCTTGAAAAAGAAGAAAAGATTGAACTCCAGAGGAAAGTAATGGGTGTTCAATCTGAGGATAGCCTCTCAGATTTAGATGATCTGCCAGAGGAGGAAGTCGATGATCAAAGCAACGTTCAAAAAGAGTAATGGCTCATTTATTGAGTATGAAGTTACTGGTCATGCCTATTTCGCTGATCCCGGAGAAGATATTGTTTGTGCTGGTGTCTCAACTCTCTTTATTACGATCACCAATCAATTGATCTGTAAGTCATATGTGAAAGTGCATGACAAGAGAGTATCTATTCTAAATACAAATGAGATTGATAATGCTCTAGTCGAAGCGCTGTTTTGCGGCTTGTATGATATTCAGCAGAAATATCCAGATCACGTTTCAGTTGAAGTCATAGAAAAAAAGACAGCAAAATACGCTGTCCATGGATTTTCAGAAATATTTAAAACAAAAGAAGAGGCAGTTAATTTTGCAGATCGCGTTTCAGTTTCTCATAATCGGGTTTTGACGATTGTTCCACCGGAACTACAGCGGAGTAGCTCTGATACGGGGAATTAACATACCCCATTTTTGGTCTTCTAAAGATACTTCTTTTTTTGGTTATTTTTAGAATTATAAAAATACTATCTATTGGATTTTCTGGGGAAACAACAATATCAATTGATGTTAGTGAATGAGCCTTTAAAATTCCTAAATTACCTTCTGGTAGGTTAATACTATGATTTTCATCCTCGAAATCAAAGTATGTTATAGCCTGTCTGTCTTGCAATCCGCTGATAACATTGAAGCTTTTTGCGTGATAGTAAAAAAGTTCCTTTGGATTTTTTCCGTCAGTCACCCTTAAGTCGAAATAGGCTATATCAAAGTTTGATTGATTTATAATCCTAATATTTGTATGAAGAAGTCCAAAATCATTAACAATAGATTGACCATCATCAAGAATGATTGCTTTAATCCACCTACTCTCTTGTTCAGGATCGAAATCGATTGAGATTGATCCACGTTTAAGCGCAATCAGTGAAGTCGTGAGAGCGGCGATAGAAATCCAGTTGCTGATAAAATAATCTAAGATGGTTCTAATTAATTTTGCAAAGGTCCTTAGTAACTCCATTGAGTCACCTCCTTATCAATCTTTTCAACGGACCACTCGTTGATAAGGAAATTATACCAAAACAAGGAGCTGATTAAATGGCTCAAAAGAAACAAAAACAAGATTACTCTTATTGGATTAATCGTGGCATAAAACAAGAAAAAAGGATCAACGATGGCGCTCAACAAGTAGAACAGAAAGTCATTGTCGCTTATCGTAAAGCTCAAAGCTATCTCACTCGACATGCAAAAAAACTATTTAATCGCGCCCAGAACCGTTCTGGTATGGATGAGGATGAAGTTAAACAACTTCTGAATGAACCAGTGAAGACTGAAGATCTAGTCGAGCTCAGAAAATTGGCAGCTGATGTTGAGAACCCTGATTTACAGGAATCAGCTAAGAAACGTTTGAATGCACTAGCGTTCAAAGAACGAATAACTCGAGCAGAAGACTTGAAAGCCAAGTCTTTTTTAGTTTCTAAACAGATCGCTGATGTACAGCTGGATAAGTCGACTGAGTTTTATGTTGATGTCATTCATGATTCATACAATGAAGCTACTGCAGAAGCTGTGATTCAGCAAATTGAACAAGTAAAGAACGATTCGATTATCAATGTTTGGGATGGCCAACAGTATGATTCTAAGATAGAGACGTTCAAGCAAGCTCAAAAACGTGGTGTACCGATCGAGGTTTGGAATGATCCAAAGAACCGATCGAATGATTACGAGTTCAAGGAGCTTTCCACAAAATATACGAAAAATATTCTGGATTCACATTGGCATGGATCAAACTATTCAAAGCGAATTTGGAAAGATACTGAAGCCTTAGCCAAACGTCTTGAAGAACTGTTCACTGTCGAATCAATGACAGGAATATCCGAGTTTGAAATGGCTAAAGCGATAGCTGCCGAATTTGACCGCTCAATTGGTGTTGCTCAACGTTTAATTCGCACAGAGGCTAATTATATGGCGAATCAAGCAAAGCTCAAAGCGTGGCGCGACAGAGGTGTAAAAGAGTATCGACTTTTAGTGGTTTTAGATTTACGAACATCAGATATCTGTCAAAAGAAAAGTCGCGAAAATAAAATCTATAAGATTTCTGAGGCGGTCGTTAACGGAGCGCTAGGAAACTATCCACCATTTCACCCATGGTGTCGCACGATAGCAGTTGCTATTATTGGTAAACGATCGTTGACAGGCAAACGAACTGCTAATGATCCTATCAGCGGTAAAACAATGACAATTGAACAGCGTGATACCTACGATGATTGGATGAACAAGCTTAAGGAGAAATATTCTGATAGAGAAATACAGATCCAAAAGAAAAAGATCCAGAACCGAAAGAAAGACTTACTTGAATTCAAGCAACTCAAAAGTGTTCTTGGAAAAAAAGAAAGCCCTCTATCATTTAATCAGTTTCAATCCATCAAGTATGGAGATAAAAAAGGTTGGAATGAATTAAAAAGTAGTTATCGAAATATGAGGAGGAGTTGACATACAAAAGTGGAGGTTGTCGAATGGACTTTTTAGAATTAAAGCAAAAGAAAGAGCGCGGAGTGACTAACGCTGAGTTCATGGATGGATCGAAGGATTTTTTCGAGAAGGCCGACAGCATTGTAGTAGTCGGAATTAATCCAGATGGAGTCATTAGTACGTTTTATACTCAATCCACATCAACTAATGCTATCGGGATGATGGAAATAGCCAAACAACAATTAATATCGGAACTGCAAGTTTAGCAATTGCTAGGCTTTTTATTTTGCCCTCTACTGCTCAGGGCGTTATAAATTGTAGCTGTTTCGGTGCCGACCGTAAAACGAGATTCGATTGGTCACGTAATGACTGGAGGAAAAATATATGAAAAATAGTCAACTTATTTCTTGGGATCTTCAACTCTTCGCAGAGGATGAACTGGCGGCCGACGAAACAACCTCGGAGGACGAAATTAATGAAGAAACGAAGGAAAAAACTTTTACGCGTTCAGATATTGCAAAAATGATCGCAGCTGAAAAAGCTAAGTGGGTAAAAGAATCAAAGACTGAAATCGAACAACGTATCGAAGAAGAAAAGAACGAAGCTGCTCGACTTGCGAAGCTTTCTGAAGAAGAACGGCAACAAGCGCTTATCCAAAAAGAAAAGGAAGAGTTTGAAAAGGAAAAAGCGGCTTTCCGTCAAGAACAATTGTTAGTAGAAAAAGGCAAACAGCTTCAAGAAATTGGTATTCCAAGTATTCTGGCATCTCGTATTCATGGGAACACTGCAGAAGAAGCCATTGAAGATGTGAAGTCATTTAAAGCCGAATGGGATAAAGCATTGAAAGTAGCCGTTGACAAAGCGTTGTTGGACTCTGTAGACAATCCGCTGGGGTCTGGTGCGAACAATTCAGAAGTGAATCCTTTTGCTAAAGACACCTTAAACTTAACAGAGCAAGGGCGCCTATTTAAAGAAGACCCCGAACGTGCGAAAGCGTTACAAGCATTAGCAAACAAAAAATAGAAATGAGGAACTAAAATGGAAAAATCATCACTAAAAATAAATCTTCAATTATTCGCCGCAAAGACAAAAATTGAAGATGTTATCGTACCTGAAGTATTTAACAAATATGTTATAGAGCGTACAGCAGAACTATCTGCTTTATATCAATCTGGAATCGTTACTAAAAATCCTGAGTTAGACGCACTTGCTGCATCTGGAGGTAAGTTAATCAATATGCCATTCTGGCAAGATTTGTCTGGCGATGACGAAGTGCTATCTGATACTGACCCACTAGATACAGATAAGATCGTTGCCAGCCAAGACGTTGCTGTTCTTTTAATGCGTGGTAAAGCTTGGAAAGCAAATGATTTAGCAAAAGCACTTTCTGGGGATGATCCAATGCGCGCTATTGGAGATTTGGTCGCTGCTTACTGGGCACGTCGTCAGCAAGTCACTTTATTATCTGTGTTGAAGGGAATTTATGCCGCTTCAGGAACTAAAATGACTGGAAATGCATTGGATATTTCCACGTTAACAGGGAATGCAGCTGCATTTACTGGGGAAACATTTTTAGATGCTTCTTACAAATTAGGCGACGCCGAAGAAAAGCTAACAGCTATTGGGGTTCATTCTTCAGTTTATGCGAATCTTCGGAAACAGAACTTAATTGAATTTTCGTTGGATTCTGAGAATAAACCTATTCCAACTTACATGGGTAAACGAGTAATCGTAGATGATGGCATGCCTGTGGACGGAGATGTATTCACATCCTATATCTTTGGACAAGGTGCCATTGGCTTAGGAAATGGCGCTGCACCAGTTCCAACTGAAACTGATCGTGACGCATTAGCAGGAGATGATATTCTAATCAACCGTCAACATTTCATTCTTCACCCTCGCGGAGTGAAATTCAAAAATACTTCTGTTGCTGGTTCTTCGCCAACAAATGCTGAATTAGGAACAGGTGCAAACTGGGAACGCGTTTACGAACCTAAAAATGTTCGTATTGTTCAATTTAAACATAAACTTTATGTTCCTAATGTTACTGTACCTGGCGGAGGCGGGAAAGGCGAATAAGAGGTGAATAAAATGAATGAGGAGTTGCTGAAACAACACACAGATGTATTGATGGATAGACTTGACGGTGTTCAAGAACAAGAGAGAACTAAAATCAAAGCATTGCTAGAAGATGCGATTATCCTCATTCTTGATTACACTGATCGGACTACTGAACAGATGAATGACCAGCTTTATTACTATGCCCGCCAACTAGTTGTGATTGCTTGGAATCAAGAAGGAAATGAAGGTGATGCTGCTCGTTCTGAGGGTGGTGTCTCTCACACATTCATTACTGATATTCCTGATAAATTGAAATCGGGGCTGAACAATCATCGGTTGGGAAAGGTCGTGAGTTTCTATGCGTCTAAGGAAACGTGATCTTTCAACTGTTTATTTAAAAGAGAGATTAACTGGTCAAGACGATGAAGGGAACTTTCAAGAAGGATTCTCGACTGAATCAACCGAACTTCAAATGAGTGTGCAGTCAGCTGGCGGACAAGTCATGGCTTCTGTATATGGACAGAGCCTTCCTTATATCAAGTCATGTAAATATCAGGGAGATCAAATCAAAGAAGGGAAAAATGAAAAAGATGGTATTTGTCTTTATGTGAGTGAAGATAAAGAACCAGACTATGAAATTGTAGCCATTCAAACATTTTCTACGCATTGTAATGTGACCTTGAAGAAACTAGGTGATAAAGATGGGCGTTGAGTTCAGAGGTGCTGACCGACTGATGTCAAAAATACGAGCGATTCCTAAAGTGATGGAAGACGCTGTTTTTGAAGCGACATTCGATATTGTAGATGAAACTGTGGCAAGAGCAACAAGTCACCTGCAATCGTCAATTAAGTATGGATCAGGTGAATTAAGTGGTTCTCCAAAGCAGGAAGTCGTAATCGATGGTAAAGGTAAAATAATAGGGCGTGTGTGGTCAGACAAGATGGAAGCATTGTTTCGAGAGTTTGGTACAGGTCCAGTCGGAGCAGAGTCACCAAAAGATCTGCCGCCTGGAGTTAATCCTGTTTATTCTACTGAACGGTGGTTTATTCCTGTACACAAAACACCTGTTGACCTTGAGATGGTATACGGTATTCCAAGAGTGACTATCAAGGGACAAGATTTCTTTATGACTCGTGGGCAGCCGGCAAGACCTTGGCTATATCCGTCAATGAAAGAAGTGGTTGAAATGGCCGAAGACATTTATAAAGATCGTGTGAAGGAAGGACTGAGGAAACTATGACAGAGCGTTATAACATAAAGTCTGATATTGTTACTCAGTTGAAAAAAGTCGCTGAGCTGAAGCTCGTATCTGCGGAGTATCCTAACACATGGTCGAATATGCCCGCTGCAATTTATTCGACAAAGGCAAAGCCGCACAAGAAAGATATATCCGACAAAGAAGCACTAACTGAATGGACAGTAAAAATCGATTTATACGGAAACAAATCTCTATCTACAATACAGAGTGAAATAATTAAAGTATTGAAAGAGATTGGATTTAAGAATACAGCCAGTGATGATGGCAATCAAGATGCATTGAAGCGTTCGATTCTAACATTCCGAGGAGTGGTAGATAATCGAACGCTTTTTGTATACCAATAACAAGGAGGAAATACCATGAAGAAAACAAAAATTTTACCGATGAACTTACAATTATTTGCCGGTTTACTAACTAAGGGCACGGCGTTATCAATGAAATCAGGCTCCGAGTCTGGCTTTACTGAAATTGAAGGATTACAAGCTGTTCCTGAAATCGGTGGAGATCCAGAACAAGTTGATGTTACGACGCTAAAAGACGCAAATAAAAAATATATTTCGGGTATTCAAGATATGGATTCATTAGAGTTCACTTTCTTATATGACAAAGCTGTATTTACAAAGTTAAAGGCAGTGCAAACGTCAGGAAAAGAAGCAAAATTTGAATTGTCTTATCCTGACGGTGCGAAATGCACATTTACTGGCGGCGTGACTGTGAAAATGGGTTCTGGTGAAGTAAACGGAGCCTATCAATTTACGCTGTCTGTAACTGTTTCAGATGGACCGGATTGGGCATAAACGTTTAACGAAAACTATATGGGCTAGAGATAACCCTCTGGCCCTATTTAAATCTTAGGAGGAAAAACAATATGAAACCAATGAAAGTAGAATTTGGAACTAAAACTCTATCCCTTGTATTAGATGGAAGTGCAACGGTAGACATTGAGAAGAAATTAGGTAAATCGTTATTTGGAATTATGATGACTGGCAACGGTGGAATGAAAATGCCGCGATTAGGTGAAATGCTAACTATCTTGCATTCTGCGAACCAAACAGCAAACATCAAGTCTGCCGATATGACGAAACTTTATGATGAATATATTTCTAAAGGCGGATCGATGATGAAGCTTTTCGAAGTCATTCAAGAATTGATGGAGAAGGCAGGTTTTTTCGAGTCGGAAACGACGGACGAAGAAGACCTAGTTGGGGAAGAGAAAAACGAGGAAGAGAGTCTAGTGTAGGCTTCTCTTCCTTTTCTGATTTGCTGCAGGAGATGTATCCAAAAGCAGTAGAAGCAGGAATACCCGCAGAAAAATACTGGTCAATGACCTATGAAGAAATAGTCATACAAGCTGAAGCAAATGTTGCGATTAGAAAACAACAGCTAGAAGAAAAAGCCATGATGGATTACAAAGCTGCACAATTAAATGCTTATGGTTTTAATGATCCGAAGAAAATGCCTAAACCAGATCAACACTATCCATTCTTGAAAACGGAAGATAAGCAGGAACAATCAAATCGGCCGCAAGATTGGGAAATTATGAAGGCTCGGATGATTGAACGAACGGAATTGATTAAAGCTACACGAGAGCGGAAAAATAAACAGGAAAAGGAGGGATAGATCATGGAGCTGGATAGACTTGAAGTCGTTTTTGATGGTGACTTGAACCCCATTGAGGAAAAGGTCGCACGATTTGAACAAAAGATGGATTCTATGATGAGCCGAGTCAAGAGTTCATCTGGTCAAGGGATGGACGCTGTAGAAAAAAACTTATCTGATTCAAAAGGGTTCGATAAATTTACCAAACAATTCGAGAAAATGAATTCAAATTTTGATTCTATGCTGAAGAGAATGAATCAATCGGCGGCAAAAAATGGCGAAGAAGTTGGGAAGTCACTTTCTGCTGGAGTATCCAAAGGCGCTGTTAAAATGACAAAAGATGTTCAAACCGCAGTTGATAAAGTGAACACGCAAATGCAGCAAGCCAAAGCAGCACAACAACGAATTGCCAACTTGCAGGCTAATAAAAATGGTGCGCGGTTGTCTGGGGATACTAAAAGTGAATCGAGAATAGGCGAACAAATTTCAAAAGCTCAAATTCAGATGAACAAGTCGCAACAACAAGCACAAGCGATTGTGCGCGGATTAAAATCCGAATATGATGCTATCCCTAATTCTCTGTCTAACATTTCAGCTAAGATGGAAGGCAATGAGCGGCAGATTGAAGCTATGAGAGCTAAAGTTAAGGCTCTGAAAAATGAAATGAAGATGCAGCAAACAGAAACAGGAAGTTTCGCATCTGGAAAGTGGAAATCTACAGGGATACAAGATACACCACAATCAACCAAAACCGCTGAAGCTATTTCTAAACAATCAGCAAAAATGGAAAAATTGATTGCAGACAATGATGCTTTGCAACGTTCATATGCTCAGTTGGAAGATCGTTCTGGTGTTCTAAAGACAGCGTTGTCTAGTGTAAATACGGAACTTGGCGAGCAACCTGTAAAAGCTCGTATGGCAGCAAATGGAATGAGGAATCTGTCGGGTTCCACGAAACAATCAGAAGGACTCTTTTCACGTTTCAAAAATATGATGAGTAATTCTATTGGTAGATTTGGAAGTTTATTTGACAGACAATCGAAACAAGTCACTAGCGGAACATCTAGAATGGCTCAAGGCATGGGTGGTTTTGGACGCTCCATGAAGATGCTATGGTCGCAGTTATTCTTGTTCACGTTCTTATACCAAGGAATCATGACTCTAGCTGGCGGGCTTTTTAAAGCGTTACAGACTAACGCACAGTTTTCAGCTAGTTTAAATCAAATTAAGGTCAATTTACTAACTGCATTTTATCCAATTTACCAAGCAGCTTTGCCAGCGATAAATGCTTTGATGTCGGCCTTAGCTAAAGTTACTGGCTATATTGCTGGATTTATATCCACACTTTTCGGAATGAACATCGGTGATGCATTCAACGGTGCTCAGGGACTAATGAACAATGTCCAAGCTTTAGATGATACTGGAAGTGCTGCATCTGATGCATCAGATGGATACGATGAGATGGCTCAATCCATTAAGGATTCAAATAAGCAACTTAAAGATCAGCATGATAGAACAGAAGCAGCTCGAAAAAAAGCAAAAGAATATAAACGTCTTTTAGCTGGGTTTGATGAATTAAACATTTTGGATTTCAGTGATGACTCTGACGACGAATCAAATGAGTTCATTCCTCAGGAAATTCCAACAAGACCGAAGAATCCGAATGGATCTGGTTCTGATCCATGGGCTGACTTTGGATCAGCAGCAGTTCCAGAAACTCCGAAATGGTTAACGGATTTTGCCAAGAAATTTAAAGACATCATGTCAAAACTCTTTGATCCAATAAAGAAAGCTTGGGACGCTCAAGGAAAACGTGTTATGGATGCGTTCAAGTATTCATTATCTGAAATTGGAAAATTGATTAAGGCAATTGGTAAATCATTCTTGGAGGTATGGACTAATGGAACCGGACAAAAGTTTGTAGAAAATCTTTTAGTATTATTGGGCGATGTTCTTTATATCATTGGTGATATTGCAAGGGCTTTTAGAATTGCTTGGGAAGAAAACGGCCGAGGCACTAAATTGATTCAGCAAATATTTAATGCTTTAAATCAGTGGTTAGAAGTCTTGCATGATATCGCGGAGTCATTCCGAGAAGTTTGGAATAATGGCACTGGGGTAGAGCTTGCAAGACAATTGATAGAATTCTATACTAAGCTATTTCATTTAATAGAAACTATAGGTAAAGCATTTCAAAATGCTTGGAACGACAACGGTCGAGGGACGGCGATCATTCAAGCTATCTTTAACGCGTTATCAGAAGTTCTTAAGCTAATCAATTCAATCATGACAGCATTTGACAAGGCTTTTGCTTCGGGAATTGGCGAAAGTATTCTAGCTAATATCATGGAGATCATTACGAATATTTTCAATACTGTTGGAAATCTGGCAAAAAGCTTTCGAGAGGCATGGGATGAAAATAACCGAGGTCAAACAATCTTCGAAGGGATTATGAAGATAATTGACACAGTCCTTGGGACAATCAAACGAATGACAGGAGCGACTGCAGAGTGGGCTAAGACTCTTGACTTCCGTCCACTCCTTAATTCTATTAATGGGTTACTTAAATCAATACAATCATTGACAAAAAACATTGGAGATGGCTTGGAATGGTTTTATAAGAACGTCTTACTTCCTTTAGCTAAATACACAATTCAAGATTTAATTCCAGCATTCCTTAAAGCATTAAGTGGTGCTCTAGATGGACTAAATGGAATTATTAATGGATGTAAACCAGCATTTGATTTCTTTTGGAACTCCATTCTAAAACCTATTGCTGAATGGACCGGTGGAGTAATCGTTGATGTATTGAAAAAACTAGGTGACGCTCTTTCGGGTATTGGGAATTGGATATCTGAACATCAAGAAGGATTTTCTACATTTGTAACTGTTTTCGGAACTTTTACAGGGGTTCTTTTAGCTATTAGTAAATTAGCTGGTTTGGCAGAAGTTCTTGTAGGAGTTTTTAACTTTATTACTTCAATAAAAAGTCTAGCCGGAGCATTGTCTTTAGTTAAATTTGGACTTGAAGCGTTCATGACTGCTCTTGGAGGACCTTGGGCCATTGCGATAGGTGCAGCCATTGCCGTTGGTGTTTTGTTATGGCAAAATTGGGATACCATCAAAGAGAAAGCTAGCCAGTTGAAAGACTGGATCGGTGAAAAATGGGAAGGTATCAAAAATGCTACTTCAACTGCTTGGGATAATGTAAAAAATTGGACCTCGGAAAAATGGAATGCTGCGAAAGACGCTGTGACCAGTAAAGCAAGTGAAATCTATAATGCTGCAAAAGATAAATTTACGAATGTCGCTAACACAGTTAAAGAAAAAGCTGGGAATGCGAAGGATTGGGCATCAGAAAAATGGAATGACTTAAAAAGTGCAACGTCTAGCAAATTTGAAGAAGTTCGGAATGCAGCAAGTTCAAAAATGTCGAGTGCAGCCGAAGCCGTCCGTTCAGGAGCCGAGTCTGCAAAAAGTAAAGCAGTCTCAGCGTTTGGTAGCTTGAAAGAGGGCGTTTCTTCTAAACTGAATGACGTGAAGAGCGTAGCCTCGGATGTTTTTAGCAATATAGGAAACTGGGCCAAAGATTTACCAGGAAAGATTGCGAACGGTCTATCAAATGGTGTTCAGGCGATTGGCAATGCCATTGGAAACATTGCGAATACGATTGCTAGACCAATTGGTGATGCGGTCAATTCCGCTATTGGCGCGATCAACTGGGTTCTAGGTGCCGTGAACGCGGGATGGTCATTGAACAAATGGTCAATCCCTACATACAAAACAGGTACGGATTACCATCCTGGAGGACCGGCGCTAGTCAATGATGCACCAGGATCTAGCTACCAAGAAATGTTCAAATTACCGGGTGGCCGCATGGGTATGTTCCCAAGACAACGGAATATGTTGGTTGATCTTCCAAGAGGTGCGCAAGTCTTGCCAGGAAGTCTGGTTCCTCACTACGCTGGGGGAATATTCGGAAGCTTTAAAGATTTCTTTACAAATGGATTTGATAAAGCGAAAGGGGTCGCAGAGGATGTATGGAATGTTATATCTAACCCTTCTGCGTTGGTCTCTGAAGCAATCAGCAAATTTGTTGATATCTCAGGTATTCAAGATCCGATGTTGTCAGTTGCTTCAGGCTTTCTGAAATATGCAAAAGACGCCGTGACAAATATGATTGTCGAAATGATCAATAATTTCACAGGTTTCGCAGATGGTGGATTGGTGGATCGTTTTGGTTGGTATCAATTGGCTGAGGGGAATAATCCGGAGATGATCGTCCCATTGAGTAATTCGGAACTAGCTTTCCAACGAATCAATGAAGCGTTAGATTTTATGGGCTATGATAGTCTCCCAGATTTGACCATGCCTGATGTGTTTAGTGATTCTTCTGAAGGCTACTCCGGTAGCGGTAAAAAGGGAACATCGACAATGGCTATTTCTGGAAATGGAATGGAAGGATTGTCCACTAATTTACTGGCAAGTCTTGGGGAATCCATCGCAACTGCGATTGTACAAGCACTGTCTAGTCTAAAACTAAAAGGCGGAGACCAACCGATAGAAGTTATTCTTGAAGTAGATTCCACGAGATTAGGTCAAGTGACTGTAAAAGGAATCAATCAGTACCATGAACAGATAGGAGCCCTAGAGCTTAACTTGTAAGGAGGATAAAACATGGATTTTTTAATAGCAGGATCAAAAGTGGCAACACCAAAAGAACTCACAGTGAGTATCCAAACCTTAGATAGCGGCTCTAGTGGACGGAATGCGAACGGAGACATGGTAAGGGATATCTTAGGTAGAAAAACAAAGTTGGATGCAAAATGGGGGCCTCTGAATACATCAGAGGTCTCTTTAATTTTACGTTTAATTGATGCGGCATTTTTCACCGTTAGATACCTCGATCCACAAGAAGGCGGGCTAATCACTAAATCGTTTTATTGTGGCGATCGCTCAACTCCCGTTTATTCGTGGAACGCTAAATTTTCAAAGATGATGTGGCAAGGGTTATCTGTGCCATTCATTGAAATGTAGGTGATGACATGTTGAGCGTGACAGAAGAATTTCATAAAGCCTTCAAAGAATCGGAACGTGAAGTTTTCGCAAAAGTAACAATCAATGGAACAACCTATCTGAAAGATAAAATCAAAACGATCAATTATTCAGCAGGGGTATTTGGTGGGGAGAACTATCAAATAGGCTCCACTCAATCGGCGACAGTAAAAATTATCTTTACTGAAATCATTGAAGGATTAAAAGAATTAGATGAAGTGAAAATTGAATTAGGAATAAAAATTCGTGGTTCTGGTCTACCTTCGGATATCAATAATGTTTCGAGAATCGGTCGAGCAAAAATAGGAAAGGCAAGAATAGTGAGCTATATTCCGGATCGGTATGAGTTTGTCCCATTGGGGACATTTTATATCAGCGATCGTGTGGATCCGAACCGAAACGAGAACACCACGACCATTGAAGCCAGAGATGGCTTTATTTTT